AATAACAGGAGATAAAACAAATGGCGAACAAGATAATCAAGTATAATCTAACTGCTGGTGGAACTATTCCTACTTTTATAGCAGACGGTGGTTACTACCCAAAAGCAAATAGTAATGCTTCACCACAAGATTGGGATCTAATCGGTGCAACTGTTGACGGTTCATCTGAAACAGGTCTAGGTGAATTAGCAAATGCAGCTGCAATTGAATCTTATTTAGATACTTACACATCCGATTGGAAAGATATGGACGCAGAAGGTAATGAGGTAGATTTTAATCAGACAACTGCTGCTAATGGTATTTGGGCAAAAAAAATATCATAATATTTTAAGGAATTTTTAAATGGCGAACTATCCACAAATAGACGATTGTTCAGGTGTATGGAAACTGAAAGATGTTAATAACGCTGTTCAAGGTGGTTACTGGCGTCTTGGAGGCTCTCGTGGTCTTTGTGCTGGAGGTAACGATGGTGGAGAAGCAGGTGGATCAAATATCATAGATTACATCACAATTTCTTCAGCTGGTAATGCAACAGACTTTGGAGATTGTTCTAGTGTTGTTGAAAGAACAGGTGCTATTTCATCTCATACAAGATTTATTTGTGATACCAATGATAGTCCTGGTCGAACTGGAATTGAGTTTGTTCAGTTTATGACAACAGGTAATACATCAGATTTTGGAGATCATACGGCTGGAAGATATTTTACAGGCTCTGCTTCTAACTCTACTAGAGGATTAAAGTTTGGTGGTGAAACAGGACCTTCTGATTCTAATGTTATTGATTATTGCACAATGGATACAACAGGTAACTTTACAGATTTTGGTGATCTAACACAAGCAAGAAGATCGCACAATGCAGGTGCAGGTTCACCCACAAGAGCAGTTGTTATGGGAGGTCAAACACCTTCATCTGTTAATACAATAGATTTTATAGAGATAGCAACAACAGGAAACGCTGTTGATTTTGGTGATTTAGATACTGCTATGGGTGCTGCCGCTCAAACATCTTCGTCAACAAGAGCAGTATTGTGTTCTGGATATGATGGATCAAATCGAGTAGGTAACGTGCAATTTATATCCATCGCTTCACAAGGTAATGCTACAGATTATGGTGATATGGATGCTATTACAACTAATGGAGCTGGTGGGGCAAGTAATTCTGTTAAAGCAGTAATTATTGGTGGATACACTGGATCATCATATCACAATGTAATAGAACAATTTAATATACCAACAGGAGGTACAGCAACTGACTTTGGTAATTTAACTGATGGTAGAGGTAATGTAGGAACTGGATCAAATGCACACGGTGGATTAAATGACGGTTATCAAGGAAGTGTAGGTAGACCATAATGGCAATCTGGGATATAAAAGAACGAAACGATATTGTTAGGTCAAGTCATAGAGGTTCAAGAGCTTGCATAGCAGGCGGTTATGTAGCTCCAGCTTATTCAAATAAAATAGAATCTTTTGAAATGAACACTACAGGTAAAAGTGCAGATTTTGGAGACATGAGAAGTATTCGAACTGCATATGCTGGCACAGGATCTAGTAGTACAACACGAGGAATATATACTGGTTACGAAGTTCCAGGAGGAAATTCAACTGACATAGATTATATTACTATGGCAACTGCAGGTAATGCTTTAGACTTTGGAGATTTAACTGTTGCTAGAGGTTATGCTGGAAGCACTGGTAACAACATAAGAGGAATTACATTTGGTGGTAGTGCTGGTGGTAGTAGAAATGAAATTGATTTTGGAACAATAGCTACTGCTGGTAATTATGCAGATTTTGGAAATTTAACTGTTTCTAGAGATCAAAGCACAGGAACTTCAAGTCCAACAAGATCACTTTTTTTTGGTGGAACAGATGGAGCTTCACCTAGTTCAGCTGAACTAAATACCATAGATTTTGTAACTATAGCATCAACTGGTAATGCATCAGATTTTGGAGATTTAACTGCTGCATCTTCTTATAGAGGAACTGCTTCATCAGGCACTAGAGGTTTTTCTTGTGCAGGAGGATTGAGTGGAGATGGCGATGACACAATGGAAGTTGTGACATTTGCTTCAGCTGGTAATGCAACTGACTTTGGTGATTTAGTGGATGGTACTAGGCAAGCTGCAAGTTCAGATAATTCTAGATTTGGATTTTTATTTGGTGGACATCCTGGAATGGATACTGTTCAACGATGGAATTTATTTAATTTAGGCAATGGTACTGATTTTGGTGACATGAGCACTTCAAACACGTCTGGAAGTGCAGGTGTTTCTGTATCTCATGGAGGAATTTCAGATGATAATTTATTACAAAGACCATCTGTCACCTATATGCCTGGGTCAGGTAGAGGATTATTAGGTGGTGGTAAAACAAACCCTGCTGGTACAAATCAAAATGCAGTACAAATGATTCACATACAAACTTTAGGTAATACTTCTGATTTTGGAAATTTAACTCTTTCTTCATATGGAAGAAGTGGGTGTGCTAGTAGAACAAGAGGTATGTTTGGTGCGGGATATAACGACCCAGCAGGTGCAATTAATGTAATAGAGTCTATGGAATTTGCTTCAACAGGTAATGCAGCTGATTTTGGAGACTCAACAGATGCAAGAGCTTTTTCTGGTAGTAATGCTGGTAGTCAAACAAGAGGAATTATAGGTGCAGGAGGTAATGATCCATCATTATCAAACATTATAGATTACATAACTATAGCATCAGCAGGAAATGCTACTGACTTTGGAAATTTAGGTGCAGCTAGATCACAATTTAGTGGTAGTAGTTCACCGACAAGAGCAGTATTTTATGGAGGTCTTGAATAATGGGTAGAGTTAATAAAATAGAATATATAACTATAGCATCCACTGGAAATGCTACAGATTTTGGAGATTTAACGGTTGCTAGAAATTACGGACAATCTGCTTCGACAAGTGTTAGAGGAGTTAACGCTGGTGGTAATGATGGTTCAGCAAGTAATGTTATAGATTATGTGACAATCGCTTCAACAGGTGACGCAGCTGACTTTGGTGATTTAACGGTTGCAAGATTACAAAGTTTTGGTGGTATGTCAGATACTACTAGAGGAGTTTTTGGTGGTGGTACTAATCCAGACAATGTGACAATAGATTATATTACAATTGCTACAACAGGTAACGCTGCTGATTTTGGTGATATGTCCGTGCAAACAGGAGACACAAATAACATATCAGATTCACACGGTGGTTTACAAGGTTAAAAAAGACTTATAAATATATTATATAATATGATGAAAGGTTAGATAATGAAAAAAGATGAATTGTTGATGGTGTTTCCTACACCAGTTCAGATATACAAATACGAAAACAGTATAGAAAAAGAATTAAAACACATTGAGAATATAGAGTGGACGCCACAGGTTGCAAATGGTAACTTTAAAACTAAAGATTCTTATCTTACAAAACACGAATCATTAAAAGGTATAACCTCTTTCTTTAAAGAGTGTATAGATGATTATTGTAATACGATAATTAATTCAGAGCAGAGATTAGTTATAACTCAACTGTGGGGTAATCGAAATCCAAAAGGTTCCAAACATCATGAGCACGTTCATCCTAATAGTATTATAAGTGGCGTGTTTTATTTAAGACAAGACCCTAAACTACCACCGATACAATTCTCTAAATCCAATCAGCATGGTATGAAGTTAGACCCTAGAAAATATAATAATTATAATGCTGAAACATTTTTACTACCTTGTACCTCAGGAGAATTAATATTATTTCCCTCTAATTTAAGACATAGTGTTCCTGTAAATCAAGGTGATGAAGAAAGAATAAGTCTATCGTTTAATACATTTAGCGTTGACGCATTAGGTAGTAAGGAAAATCTAACGCATTTAGATATAAGGAGTATAATGAATGAATCAAATTGAAGATTATATCATAGTTAAGAATACTATATCTAAAGAAATTTGTCAGTCTTTGATTGAAGAAAATAGTAAAAAAGAATGGCGAAAACATATCTGGAATAATTACACCACTGGTGAAAATTCATCTGAATCAACAAAAGAATTAGATGTTATGAATTGCACAAGAGAACAACAAGATAAAATAACACCTGCTCTTATAGACGCATTAGCACAATATCAAGACATATGTTCTTGGGAAGGTGAAAAAACAGGCAGTCAATGGCTAACAAAATTTAGCCCTATTCGATTTAATAAATACGAAGTAGGTACTATGATGAGAAGACATTACGATCATATACACAGTATTTTTGATGGTAAGATGAAAGGCGTTCCTATTGTATCTATTGTAGGTAATCTAAACGAAGATTACGAAGGATCAGAGTTTCATTGTAGAGATAAAGAGATTAAACTAAAGACAGGAGATATACTAATGTTTCCGTCTAATTTCATGTATCCTCATGAGGTAACAGAATGTACGAAAGGTACTAGATATTCATTTGTCAGTTGGGCGTTTTAAATATATTATAAATATAAGAAAGATTTAATATATAGGAATTTGACTAATGGCAACAATACAGAATATTACCATTGACCAAGACGCTGATTTCACACAAACTTTGACTATCAAAGATTCAACAGGAACAGTTGTAGATTTAACAGGAAGTACAATTACAAGTAAGTTAAGAAAGACTCATTTGTCTTCTAGTGCTACTTCTTTCACAACTGCTCTCGTAAGTGCAACGGCAGGTACTTGTTCAATAACTTTAACAGACACAGTTACCTCAGGTCTTTCTGAAGGTAGATATGTCTGGGATTTAACTGAAACAGATTCAAGTGGTATCATCACTAGAAGAATTGAAGGAAGAGCAACAGTCACACCAAGCGTGACTAGATAGTTATGTCAACTCAAAAATACATCAATAGCAATTGGCCAGGTTTACAAGAGAAAGTAAAACTTGAACAAGTTGATAGTGGATTAGAGATTGATGTAGATATTGAACAACAGATAACTCAACTACAAGAAGCAAGATTAGCAGGTGAGTTAGAAAAACCAGAACAACTATCTATCGATCCTGAGAAACAAATAAATGAATGGCACCTTGAAAAAGGATTAAAGACCTTTCTTAACAATGTAGAGTTTGAAAAAGAAGATTTAGATAAGAAGATAAAAGAAGAAGACGCTAAGATTTCTGCTTTAGAAGAAATGTTTGGTGGTTTAATTAATCAACCTAAAACAGAAAAACAAATCGAAGTAGAAAATACTGAAGCCATTTCTGAAACATCTTTTAATGTATTATCAGAAGAAGAAAAACAGAAAAGAGCAAAAGCAAGATTAAATGTTTTATCTGAATTATTTGAGAAAAAGATCATAGAAGAAAAGATTGAACAAGAAAAAGTTAATCAAGAAAAACTAGAAGAAGAAAGAAAACAAAAATTATTAATCGACTCTGGTTTAGAGAAACCAAAAGTTGAGATTG